GTCGAGCAGCGTCTCGCCTTTCGGTGTCATCGTCTCGGTCAGTGTCTTTTCCAGGAATTGCTCGTCGACCCGGCGCAGTTTTGGTTGTGAGCCATCCGAAGGCGCGTAGGCATCGCGGATCGGTCCCATGTCGCTGATCTTGCGCGGGTCGCCTTCCGGCAGATGAATGCGATGAAACAGATCGGCGGTCGCTGCATCCGACACATGCGCGGCCGGCTCGTCAGCACCTTCGCGATTGAGCCACGCCAGCATTCGCATCTTGGATTCCGGCGAGATATTCGGATTGGTCTTTATATCGTAATCGGTGATGGTCGGCTGTCCGCTGGCGCTGTCCTTGATGACCGCGTTTTCGAATGTGTTGTCCGTCGCCTTCTGTTGCTGGGTCGCGATATTGGTCGCGCGAGTTTGCGCTTCCTGATAATCCTTGATCGCTTTCACGCCGGCGTCGTAATTCATGATCCGCTGGCGCGGCGGCACCGATTGATCGTCACGCATTCTCTGCGCCACGGCCAAGGCTTGCGAGAGATTCTGACCGGGTGTCGGAGCGCCGAGATTTTGGATTTCAGCAACCGACGGCATGTTACCGCTGGCCCAATCCTGGATTGAGCGGCCGGTGATCGACTTCACATAATTACGGGTTTCGGCCGGTAGAGCGTTGGGATTGCCACCGGACGCCATCCATGCCGCGACATGGCCTTCGCCCCAATTGTACGCCGCTAGCGCCAGCCCGGTATTGCCGCCGAACTTCTGTTCCAGATCGGCCATGTAATGTGCAGCACCTTCGATGGACGATGCCGGATCGCGCGGATTGACGCCGTAGCGCGCGGCTGTCTCGGGCATGAATTGCGCAATGCCGGTTGCACCTTTCGGGCTTTCCGCCGCTGGATTGAACCCGGATTCCTGATTGAGCTGGCGCGCGAATAGGATCGGATTGAGCTTGTATTTCTGCGCTGCCGCGTCCGTCATGCCTTGGTATGGCGATTGGCCTTTGAGAACCTGATTGACCTGATAGGTCGCACCGGCGGCGCTAATCTTCTCGTTCAATTCGCGCGTTTTCAGATCGGCGACTTCCGGTGCTTCCGCAAGCACCGGATTATTCACCCGTTCGTACATCAGTTGATGGATTTCAGCGGCGAGTGCCTTGGCCTGTGCCGTCCCCGCGCCACCGGTCGAGATCAGATCGGTCAAATCCTGCGTCTTGGATTCGATGGCCGCCTGCGTGCCTTTGTCGAAACTTTCCCTGATCCGCGTCTGTTGTTCGTTGAGCAGCGCGCGATAAGTGAACGTGGTCGAGGAATCGATGGCGCGGCCGACTGCATTGGCAACTTCCGGCCCGGCAACATCGTTGTAATTCTGGACCGTTTTCTCCTTGTAGGCGTTTGCGGCCTGCTGATAACCGTTCGGGTCGTTCTGAAATTTCTGTCGCAGCGCAATATCGTCACGCTTGACTTGGCCCTCGCCTTCGGCAAGCGCCGAGACTTTTGCCGCTCGCGCGAACGCCACGCCCGCCTGCCCTACAAACGGCTCGTATTGCATCTGCAGACTGCCGTCCGGTCCTCGTGTGACGGCTTGCGCGCCGGCGCGTTCGGCCAACGGGACGGCAACCTGTTCCAAGCCCTCGCCAATCTTGTCAAGACCCCGGCCCAATTCCTGATATGGCTGCGCGACCTCGCCCGCGCTGATCCGCGAAACCGGCGCCTCGCTGGTCTCGACGGGCGCCACGCCAGGCTCGATCCCGGTCTGCGTCTGCTTAAGGAATGGCAGGACTTCGGCCATCAGGCAGCCACCTGACCGCTCTTGCCGACCGCGCCAATACCTTGCAGGCCCGGCAATCCGGCAATTGCGCCGCCGCCGGCGCCAATCACATCTCCGGCGATGGACAGATCGCCGGACAGCAACGCGCGGCTAGCCGATGAGCGCATGTAAGCCGCGTCGGCCTCGTCCTGCGCCGCCTGATCCATGATCGACGAGACTTTCGTGGTTTTTTGCTCGGTGCCCGTATATTCGGCATAATCGCGCACCGCCGCGCCGGTGGGCGAGGTCGGGTCGGATCGTGCAGCCGCGCGAACCGCATCGATGTTGCCGAGTGTGATCGACAGATTGCGCGTCATCTGCGCATTGGTCTGCGTGGCTTTCAGGTCGCCGTATTGCGCAGCGCGGTCCAATTCCTCGGCTTTGAACTTGTCGGCCGCCGCCGTGCCGCGCGACGATTCATAGTCGTTGGCGGCCTTGAGACCGACCGCGGCGATCGACAGAGCTGGTCCGGCGGCTTGCATTATATGGTCGCCTCAAGGCCGATCTCGTGTACGATGACAGAACCCGGCGTGTCTTTGATTATAGCCATTCTTGGGTCGTATGCACGGCCTAAAGGCCGCCATCGCTGTGCTTCCTCGCGCAATGGCGGCGGCTGGGTCGGATCGTCACCCTGATTCCAGGTATCGACACGGCGGAAGTTCATCACCGTGCCGAGCGCGGGCGAGGTCGGCGTGAGCGGGCCGGAGAACAGCCGCGCCATCTGAAAGCCGGTCGAGTTGGACACATAGATCGCCATGCGCGACACGCGCCGTTTTAACATGCGTTGATGCACACTTTGTCCCGGCTGGGCATCGGCCACGAACGGTTCAAGCGTCGCATTCCAAGGCTGCCCGGCGACAAGCTGGGTCGAAGCCAGATTTTCGCCGTCGATATTCTGCGGAATGATGTTGCCGTTGGCATCGGCCGTGTACGTGCCCATAAACCGCGTGCCGAGATCGATCAGGGTGAATGTGCTATTCGGCCCCGGAAACACGTATAGCGGTCCTTTGCCGCCCGGCGGGGTGAACGGTGCCGGCAGATTGTTGACCGATATGGCACCGTCAAGATACTGCGTGGCGTCGAGCCGCTCGACCACCGTAACGGGCGTAACGCCGTTCGGCGCGTAGCTGGTCGTGAACACCACGTCGCCGCCCTGCGCCGACACCCATTGATCGGTTTTGGTCGGCCCGTGCCCGAGCCACGGCAGCCAGCCGATCTTGGGCTTGCCTTCCGGCCCCACCTCGAGCAGCCCTTGGCGAACGGCGTAGCGGCCGACGATACAATCGCCGCTGGCGAGCAGGATGAAGGCGTACAATTCCTCGAACTGGCTTGGCGCGCTTTGAATGGCGATGGCGATGGCCGGCGACGCCGTGAACAGATGCGAGTGATACTCCGACACGTTGTCGACGATGTGCGGCCGATAATAGGCGCCCGGTGTCTGCACCGCGGCGACCTGTGTGCCACCGGCTTTCATGTAAAGGATCGACTGCCCGGCCGGCTGCGGTCGCACGTTCGGCATACAACCTTCGCTACTGAGCAGATTGAACTGCACCGAGCCCGGCACAAGCGGGTTGGCAACCGTGATCGGAATGTAGAAGATTCCCTTGTTGGCAAAGACGAATTCCGACGATTCCATACCGGGAACGACAAACAGGATTTGCACCTTTGTCGGCGCGAGCTCGAAGATCGCATTATCCGGCAATGCCGCCACATAGAAATCGAGCGGCAGCCCGCTAGCCGACCATGCCACGCCGGACGGCACGGACGGAATATTGCACAGTCCAAGCCGGCCTTGGTCGTAGAACACGGAGGTCGGATAGCCGCGAAACAAGTTCATCACTTCATCGTCCCAGATCGCGACCGGCTGTGGCGCGATGGTGGATACGCCGCTTATGGTTGCCGTACCGCCCGGCCCGGCAATCGTCTCGGCGCCGAACGTCAAGGCAATTCCGGCACTCGATTGCAATATCTGCACTTCGAGGCCGGCCGCGGTGACGCTGTTGGCCGTGCCGGTCGCGCCCGACGTGTTGTCCGTAATGACCTCGCCGGCCTGGAATGCCGTGCTGGTATCGAGACTGACCACGATGGTCGGCAGCAATCCGCCGCCGGAAAACCCGACCACAATGCCGGTCGCGCCCGACGTGCCGCCAGTGACGGCATCGCCCAAACTGAATGTGCCGGTCACAGACGTAAGCGGGATGGTTTGCTGGCCGACCGTGCTGGTCACAATGCCGGTCGCGCCGGTCGAGGCACCGATAATCTCATCGCCGACATTAAAAGCACCGATGGTGCCGGACAGCGCCAACGACTGCCCTGGCGGCAGCGATTCGATGACGGTCGCCGTTGCACTGTGGCCGTTGGCAACGGCGGTGATGAGCAATTGCCGGCCGCAGAACCGCATCCGCGTCCCAACCATGCCGGCGACAAACACGTTGGCCGACAAAGTGAGCGTCACGCTGCCGACCGTTGCGCTCGGCTGCATGGTGATGTTCTGCGGCGATATGCGGTAGAACAGCGTGCGCTTCTGACCGCCGGTCGTGATTGTCTCGGCGTAAGTGGTCAGCGTCCATGTGCTTGTCTGCGAAACGCCGTCCCAGGTCAGGACTTGCGGCACGTTGAGCGGAGCGCCGTCGCCGTAGAAAATGTAGATCGCGAGTTGCGAGCCGGCCGCCACGACAAAACTCACATTCTTTGCGGTCGCCGAGGTCCATGGAATATTGGTCGCGCCGTCGCCCTTTTTGGTCGAATTGAAAACCTGCGTTCCTGCGGCATTACGAATGCGCAGATAGCCGTTGCCGAATATCAAGTAAAAAACATTACCCGGCGACATCAACACTTCTTCGCAGCGGCCGGTCTCGGGAAACAGCACCGTACGGCCGGGACGATTGGTTGCCGCGCCGGAACTGAGAATGCGCCAGTTGGAAGCCTGCCGCGTACCGATTTTCATGAGCGGGTTTTCGTCGGCCCGCTTCATGGATTCGTCTAGCTCGCCGCCGGAAAAGTCGCGCTGGGCGCCAAGAATTTTAGGAACTGCCATAAGTTACGCTCCTGTGCGCAGCTCATAAATTCTTGCCACGGCCCGAGCCACCCCAGCATCGCCAGAACGACCCAATACGCTGTTCAGTCCAATTCTGGGTCAATGCGTTCCAATTCTGCGTTGGTAATATATTTTCTCATCCGGGCGGCCCGCCGTTGCCATTCCAGCCGCCAATGCCGATCGGCGGCCACGGCCGGCGGATACGCCGCGACGCGCCCATGCGCGAATTCCAGAATTGCCGTTTGGGCTTTTGCTGATCGTATCGCGTGCGCGCCATTTGCAGCATGTGCTCGCCAGCCATCCACATTTTGTCGCCTTCGGCCGTATCCTCGTGCAGCCCGCGGTAAATGCCGGCCATGACGAATGATTGCAGCGCCAGGATCAGCGTCGGCGTGCCATTGGTGGAATCGGTCAGCGGCCCGGAGTTGGACAGGTATTTGAGCGTGATCGTGGCCGGCGTGACGGTACCGGCCGGAGGCGGCGGCGGCCCACCTTGCGCATTGCAGACGATGATCGGGCCGTTCGGCGTGCCCATGATGTCGTAGAGCGTCAACTGCGATTGCGTCTGGGTGACCGGATCGGACGTGTCCTGATTGATCTTGAGCCAGATAATATGCACACAATCGGCCGGGATCGGATAGGCGGTGTCCCAATCGGTGTCCTGCGGCGGCGTCGGCGATGGCTGTAGCGTTATGACCTGCGTGGCATAGCCCCAGCCGTGGCTTTCCATCGCGTAGCCGAGGCCGCGGTCATAGGCTGGCGAGCAGACGTTCCATTCGTCCGATCCGTCATCCGCGACATTAACGACGTTGTCCCCGGTAGAAACCAGGGCGCTATTGATGACGGTAAGTTTATCAATCGGCCAAGGAAAGCTCATGTTGCACCGTGTTGCGGCCTATGCCTTGGCGCAACGCACGCCCGCTCAGAAATTCCATCCATTCGTCGCGCTGCGCATATTGGCGAGCATGGCTTGATAGGATGAGTTGAGATCGGCGGCCCAGAGTCCAGATTCGCAAACAAATCCAGCCAGGACCGCAGCCGTTCCAACACCCATGAAGAAGATATTCGAGCTAAGCGCAGTCGTGCCATTCGATAACGTTGAGGTGTTCGCGCTGCTATCGACCGCAAAGAGCGGTGCCGTACCGCTCGCTACATCCAAGAGCGCGTGAAAGGTGTTGTCGTTTGCCGTCAGCGCCGCGGATGTTCCGTTATTCACATTGATAGTATTCGCGGAAACAGACCAATTCATCCCGCCTGCACCAGCCGTCCCGTTGCGCATAATCCGTTGCAGGGTCGTAAAGCTGCCTGTGCGCTCGACGACGGAAATCAGCGAATAGGGCGCAGCCTGCGAAATCGTCCCTGCGCTTTCAAGATTCATCGCGGCGGTATTTGTTCCGGCCGCGCACGGCAATCCGTTTTGCGCATTGAACGTCAGCGCCGGCATGTTGGCGAGCGTCGCCTGGACGACATGATTGCCGTTGCCGGTTTGGTCGTAGAGTTTGGTGATGCTGCATCCGGCGTGCGTCACCGTGCAGAACGTCATTACGCTGACGGTCGGTGCCCCGGTCGGGCAAACGACGGCTGTTAGATTGGCAAAGCCGTTCGTACCGACGTTGAGTGTGCAAGTTGCCAGTCCTGTCGTGGTGTCCACAAGATCGGCGAGAGGACTTTGCGCTGCGGCATAAGCGGCATTGTATGCGCGCCCGGCGCTGTAGAATGCAATGGCACCGCTGGCAATGTCGCCGGGGCCTTGGTAGCCGGCAGCCGCGCCGGCATCGCCGCCGCTGACGCCCATGAGCGTAAGATTATCCGCCGCGGCAAAGGTCGAAAAGGCCGCGAAGATGAGTGCGATCAGGCTGCGTCTCACGGCGCCACGTAGCCCTGCGCGTTGCAATAGATCGTCGAGATCGAACCGCTTGCCGTGAAGGTCAACGCCGTCTGTGCGGCAACGAGCAGCGGACTAGTGAATACCATATTGTTGCCGCCACCGCCGCCGCTGTTGGCGAGACCAATGACGGTCGAGGCCGCGTCGTTCAGAGTGACATAAACGGCCGATGTGCCAGCATCGGTGCGAAAACATTGCGTGCCGGTGACATAAAGCCGACCCGTATTGGGCGCCTTGATGATCGTGGTGGCGCCGGTGCCGGTTGCGCTGCCGCTGCCGCTGACAACATTGCCGTTCGGATTCGGCGGGGTATTCACAGTAACGGGTATCGACAGTGCGCTGGGCGAGCCGCACGGCACATAGGCCCCGACATTGCTGGGGCACATGATGACCACGCCGGACGTGGAAACGCCCGGCCATTGCGTCGGGAATCTGGGATCGGCACGCGCCGATCCCGCCGCCAGAGCGGCTACCGCAGCAACGGCGAGACATACCCAGCGCATGAGCGGCCTTTAGGGTGAAGTGTAGTAATAAACCTTGATGCCGAAGGCCAGATCGGTCTTGGCGGTGGGTGACGTGATGGTGACGTTCGTGCCCGGAGCTGCCGATCGGAGCGGCGAGGCGCCGAAGTTCACATCGCGGAATACGACCGCGTCGGCGGTCGCGGCGATGGAAAAGCCCCATTGCGGCGATGCGGTCGCGCCGGAGCCAAGCCCGCTCGACGTGAAGGCGCAGTTGACGCAGGCCGTCGACGTGCCGTCCTGGATGGCCTCAAGCTCGATGCGCGTGATGTAAGCGTACTGCCCGGCCGGCGGCGTGACGGTAGCGACGGCCTGCGTGTTGACCGTGTTGTAATTGGTCGAGACCGCCGTCGACGTAAGGGCGTCGAGCCGCGTGCCGATCTGCTGCACGGTCGGAGCCGTGTTCTGTTGCGCGAGCACGGCGCCGCTCAATCCCAGCGACAAGGCAAGAGCGAGAAAGAGCTGGCGCATCGGTCTCTCCAAAATCACGCCGCATTGGCGCGGCGCTCAGGTGACCTCGTCTCCGAGGCGGGAGGTTCGCTTAGAAGAAGCTGTACAGAATAGTGACCACGATCGACGCGCCATCGGTCCAGTTGGTATGCGCGTTGACATAGATGAGCTTGGCGACCGGACCCGTCGTGGCGCCCGAAACCGGGAATGCGGCGGCGAGGATGTCGGCCGGCGGGACGCAAGAAACTGCATTGGCGGCGACCGCGAAAGCCGAGACAATGGTTGCATCGGACGATCCCGCAATACCGATGTCGACGCCGCCGGTGACGGCGTTGCCGGTCGTTTCCTGGATGCAGATGCTTTGGATGACCGCGCCGGCCGGCAGCGGCATTGCGTTGGATGCGGTCGCCTGCGCCGTATAGGGGCCGCCAAAAACGGTGAACAGATTTGGCCCCTGCACATAGCCTTGGGTCTGGAAAAAGCCGACATCGGCCGACTTGAACAGTGCGCAGCCCTGCGAATTGAGATTATAGGCCGGTTGCGTCGCGGCGGTCGAGGACGTGTTGACAACACGGCGCGGGCCGGGTGCGGCATTGCCGGGCGGCGGCGCGCAAAGAACCTGCTGCTGCACCGCGACCGAGGCGGTGGCGTTGGCCGGAGCGGAAAGCGCGGCGAGGGCAATACCGGCGGCGAATAGGAGTGCAATGCGCTTCATCATGCTACGGCCCTCTGCTGTCCAAATTGCGGGTCGGATGCCCGCGCCTGATTCAAGGCGTCAGCCTCGGCTTCCGCCAATTGTTCGGCTTCGATCTGCGCCCGGCCCGGCTTCACGCCGCGCGGTAGCTCGAGCTTGAAGCGATCCGGCTCGACTTCCATGGCGTGTCGGGCATCGACGCCCCACAGCTCCACCTTGACCGGGCCGCCCTTGGTTTCCTGCCATTCGGCGAAAGCAACCTTGGCGGCGGAATAGGCGCGAAGCTGCTTCTTATAGAGTTCGCAGGCGTCCTCGTGGGCGACCTGTGCGGCGGCAAGATCGGCGCCTTTGAGCTTGGTCGCATCCGGCTCGACCGGCGCGTCGGGCGCGGCCGGGCGCGATGGCCCACAGTCCCAAAGATCGACCTTGCCGTTGCGCTTGATGCGACGTTCCAGCGGGTTCATGCGGCCTCGGCCTCGTCAGATTCGGGATGTTCCAGCGCGTCGAGCCGCGCCTCGATGGCGGCAAAGCGGTCGTTGTCGCTGCCGGGCGCGCGAGTCATCTTCTCGCGCTCGACGATCTCGTAACGCTCCGGGTCGGCCGCCACGGCATGATGGGCGTCGACCGCCGCCATCTTGATCCTGACCGGCGGATCGTTCGGTTCCTCGGTCGAACCTTTGTCGAGAACGGTGATAGTCGTCATGGTCATATCTCCGGCAGGACGGCAACGAAGCCGTCGATATTGATGGACGGGTTGGTACCGCCGACGAGGACATAAACGCGGGCGAATTCGTAGATCGATCCGGCCACGTTGTTCGAGAAAAAGACCTCGTAGCGGCCGGTCACCGCCGCCTGCGCGTTGACGATGTCATTGGTGTTGGCCGCGGCCAGATCGACGCCGCCGGCGGAAACCACGTTGCCGGCACCGAACGACGAATCGTTGGAGACCACGACGCGAATTTTGTAGTATTCATCGCCGGTGACGATGTTAAGCGCGGTCACGTCGCATACGGCCACTGCATCGATGCGGGCCAGTTCCACAGGCGTCGTGCCCTGGTTGCCGCCCAGATCGAGCGTCGCTGTGGCGCCGCCGACTTGGGTGTAGCCGGACGCGGTGATTGCGGCGGCGTTGTCCGCAAAGAAGTTGTTGATGTCCGGGGTGTAAGTGCGGTCGTTGGGGAATGACATTGCTGTTGCTCCTTATGCAACGATCGCGGCGTTGGTCCAGCTATCGAGCCGAGAAAGGCAATATTTGTGCTCGTCGACCAGCCCCACGTCCCAATTCAAATGGGTGCGATAGGTCTTGCCGTCCTGCAGGAGGCCGATGTCGCGGGTCTCCATCGGGCGAAGCTGCAGGCCGCGCAAGCGCTGCTCGCCGAGCGAGACCACGTAGAGCGACGCGGTGACGGCCGAG